CTCAATCAAACTCCACAATTCATTCGATATATCATGCCGATGACAAGATTCGTTCATGGGAAAAACCTCTTCTCTGATTTTTCACATTATACCATTTAATTATTGTCGACACGCCCTAGCAGATTCTTCGCGTGCCGACGCTGTGGTTCTTACGCTTGAAGTAACTGCTTCGACGTTTTCCGGGTCAATAGCCGCCTCGAAGCCGAGCAGTGCTTTTATGTTAAAATCAAGTTCTTTGGCTTTTTCCGGGTCAATCCGCGCCATTGCGATATTCCGAGGCGACATAAGCCTGTTAAATTCTTGCTCAACTTGCTTCTTCGCTTCAAGCCTGACACCCTCAGTCGGCGCAAGTTCACCGTTCCATGCGGTAATCATCAAATCATCTCGCAGAGGAATTTCCCCGTTAATCATCCTGTAGGCATCGGGAGTTTTAATACTGTCTTTGTTCTCCATCGCCATATCCCATAAATATTTATTGAGCGGCTCGCTGTCCGTTTCGTTGGCGGTGTAGGCAAATAAATTGCCGGAGTCGCTTACGAGGAGACTTACAGCGGTGTTGTCTTGGCTTGCCCACGTTGCGGATAATATTCTCATGTAGCCACCCTCCTATCCGACGCGCCTGAATGATAAATTTGGGGAGAGGTTAAAGTGTTCAACGTTGACAGCATTGGTCAAGGACGCTCGACGCGCAAGAGCATCCTCCCATGAAATAGGGGCGTCTGCGCCGAAAACACGAAAATACGCGCATCCAAGCATCCCGGATGCTGCAAGCTCAAATGTTCCTGCGACCGCCTCCCAATTCCCGGTTGGGGGCAAAATTCGGAACGAAAACACATTGTTAGCACGGTTAAACTGCAACGTGCCTAACATGCCTCGCATAATCATCTCACGCACAGCACCAAAAACATCAACATCCCTGGAAATATAGTCAAATCCAAACGTAGGCGAGCCGGTCGCAAATGCAGGTCGCTCGCCATCAGGCAGCGACAATATAAATTCCAGAAGGACATCGAACCCATTCGTGCCGGATATCCCTTGGAAAAGCTCATGTTGGCCGAAAAGTGTTGCGCCAACTGCAACCGGGGGCGGTCCGGCGTGTCCGCTAAGCCATACGTTATCCTTTTGAAACCACCGAGAAAAACCGCCATCAAACGGATACGTCCGCCACCACTCCTCTGCTCTGTCCGTAAACATTGATATAATTTTCAGAGTCTGGATGGTAAACTCATCCGCCTGCATAACACTCAAAATTCCCTTATTCACTCCAATCATCGCTGTGGGCGGTAAGCCCTGTACAACGGCTCTGTCAAATGATACCGCCGTGTGTATCGGGTCTTTGAAATCGTCGAAGTTTGTTACGACAATCGGGTCGCCGCGAAGGTCGAGCATATCCGTGCCGCCGCCGGGTCGTTGCGCGATTTGCTCACTGAGGCGTCGCAACGCTTCATCAATCAAGTAGTTATCTTCGCTAAATTGCGAAGTTCTGAGCGGGTCTTGCGCGTCCCACTGATTAAGACCGGCGAACGGTGTAGCTGTTGGTGTTTGCATTATCGTGTTGCACTCCTTTCGCGTCCGTCAAAGTCCGCAGCTGTAAACCTGAACATGTCGAACTTTTCGGCAGTAAACTCCCGGAAATCAAATTCCCCGGCGGTGAATCCGTCCGTGGCGGACATTCCGACGAAAAATGACCTTGTAACTACGCGCCAAAAACGCCCGCCGATATATAAATTTCGCGTCGGAATTACCCGGCGCATCGTCGGCAAGGGCATCAGCAGCACATTCGACGGAATCCACGTTCGAAACCATGCGACAAGTTCCTGCATGTATCGCCGTATTCCGGGCATCGCGCCGAGGCTGATGTCGTTTAAATCCATATGAAGCTGCAAAGTAAGACCGACTAAAAATAATGACACTTCACCATACGGAAAACGGTTTTCGAGCTGCATATACATCCACGCTTCGGTGAACGGCGGAGATGTGCGCAAAACTTCCAAAACCCTGTCGCGACGTTCATCGAAGGTATCGTGGTTGGGGTCGGGGAAGATTCCCAATGCATTTTCCCATTGCGAAATGCCTTCGATGTCGGCAAGTGATGCGCGAGTATTGCTGAAAATACGCAATGCCTCTGCTTCAAGTGCGTCTAGTTCCGGCTGCGTTGTTGTCCGAATTTCACGGGCTTCACGGTTGTTTTCGTACAAAATTAAATTCGCATTGTCACGTATCATAAAACCACTCCTACACGCCGGAAATATCAATCAATTCAAGGTATATGAGTTTCGGCAGACGCTGCACCTCTTCGTTGCTTTCAATCGGGAATCCCTGTATATGGTTTGCGCCGTTAATCATAATTCCTGTGAAATCCACGTTCCGGATTAACTCGTGCCGTTGTAAGCGCACGCCCATTTCCTGCGATTGAAGCAACACTTCAAAGTTATGCGACTGTTTAACATGCTCCGTCGGAAACCATTCCAAAAGCGTGCGCATGTTTTGATATGCGATTGCAATATCGCCGGTGACAATGTTTTGATTGGCGATAAAAAATGTGTTTAACGCCTCGATATTTGCGGAAAGCGTCGCCGATGTGATTGCAATACCCTCGCTTGAAAAGTACGTGCGCTCCCATTGGTCGAAAACGCCCTGAGCCTCTCGCGCCCCCCGCGTAAGCTCGTCAAAATATCCGTCGATTATTTCACGCGCGACGGGGTAAATTTGCCCGATTGTCGCGCCCAACACAGGGATAACGGGGATTGTTATATTTATTTCCAAGTATTCGGACGTCGAAATCGTAACGCGGTGACCGACCGGGGCAAACCCGAACCCCGTTCCGCCGCGCGGTATCGGGTCAACGAGATTTTGCACAGTTTCGATAAAATCGCTTCCGACCGGTTTGTTTTGAGAATCTGCAATCGAAACCTTTGTCGTCCACGCATTGCGCCAACACGGAAAAATCATAAGTTGACCTACACCGTCTATTTGCTGAATTTCCTGCTGATATTGCGCAACATTTCCGCCAAAAGCCTTGCGGCGCAGGAATTGCAAAAATCGGCTGCGGTATTGTTCGTCGGTTTCGCTGTCTTGACCGGGCCGGCATGCGCCGAGTTCGTCGGTGATTATCGCCCGCCCCAAGCCGTTTACGTTTTTTCCGACTAAATCGCCGAAAAATTGGTTGCCGATTGTGCCGGGTGATTCGCAGACGAAAATGACTTCGCCGTTTTCAGTGGATTCAATTAAAAATGCAATGTTGGAAGTCCCTGCATTTGGAACAAGGACGCGAGGGTGAAAGCGCGAGCCAATCGGAAAATCCGCAAGCTCCATACGATTATTAAAGGTTTCGCCGCGCCGCCGCGCTTGCGTTGCCCGGAAGCGCGGAAAGTTGAAATCGCGCCCTAAATTGTCAAGGTTTACGCCGGTTGCGGTGTATACAAAAACCTGCCCGCGCAGGATTTCAACAAGAGTTGCAAGGTCTGCAATCGCCATTGCCGACGGCGCGAGAGTATCGTAAGCCTCGGAAGTCGGGCGCGTATCGAGGGGAGCTAAACCGTTTGCAATTCGAGGCTCGTTAAGTCGGTCGAACATTCGGCGCAAAACGACCATGTAATCCTGCCGCGCCGGCGAGAGGTCGTTGAGGTCGGAAATCAAAGCCGTGACAAGCTCTGCGAAATCGCGGTCGGATTGGAACGGCTGTATGCGTTCGAGAACATCATTTTTGAAAGCAATCAATGATGGGTGCATTTTTTTCACCTCATTTCGCCAAGTTTATTTCATGCGTTAAATCGAATATCCCCACCGTTGTCGTAATCCGCACCGAAACGAGCAGGGTTTTAAACTCAGGCTCGGTGATGCTTAAAATTTGCGAACGGATGTATCGCTCGTCACCAACAAGGCAATCATGCACCATTTGAGATAATCGTGCGCGGGCATGTGCCGGCGTCCTCCCGATGAGAAGGTGAAACTCGCTTCCGTGATTGTTGCCGTAAATCGGATAGAGGTGTCGCGGCGTGCGGAAGGTTTTTTCAACGGCTTTTCGATACGCTTCCGCACCGTCAACATATCCCGAAATACGCGTTTCGTTTTCGTGCGAGCCTTGCACGCGGACGTAGTTAAGGTCGAGCGTCGGAAGCGGCTCGGGTTGCACAGGAACGGCGAACTCATCGCGAAAGGTTTCAAGCATGGAAATCACCTCTTCGTTGCACTAAAAAACGCCCTGCATAAGCAAGACGCTTTGAAAACTGATTTTTTTCGGGTTATACCGCTTGCGCCGTGTATGCGGCGGGTTGATGTGCAGGGGTTTTAGGCGCGTTGCGCTTTTGCCATTCTGCTTTGAAGTCGTTAAGGCTGAGGTCATTTGCCCCTTCGTTGCTGTCGGGTTCATCGAGCTGCAAACCATCATTTTCCCATCTGCATACTTTGCAAATTTCGTAGTTGTCATCTGTTTCAAATTCATATTCTCTACAAACAGGACACTTTATCACGAATCCACCTCCGCACGTTGCTTTTTCTTATTGAAGCGATTTTCGCCGCCTCTTAATTTGAACATCGTCGCAATTCCGGTATTAAAGCCTTGAACAAAGTCGCCCGCATTTTTATCAAATCGCGCAACAGAACCGTTTTTCCCCTTGAAGCCGAGTATGGTCGCGCCGGCTGGAGAACGGGCTAAGTCGAGAGCGCGTTGTGCGTACTCTTCCTTGGTGAGGTTGGGATACTCTTTTTTGTGGCTCTCCCAATGCTCATCAAGGTTTTCTTGCGTAAAACCCGGCAAGTCCGGGTTAGCCCCGGTCGCGCTCGGATTTGCAAGTGTTCCGACTTCGGATGATTCCGAGGTAGATTTTTGCGCCTCAACATCAGCGTTTTCGTTTATATTTTTGCTTGATTCCATAACTCTGTCCCCGACCCGCCTTGCTCATTACTTTATTATGCTTGCCGCAACGATTGCGATTCATGCTATCAAAAAATATGCCGGGTTTCAACGCAAACTTTTGAGAATCGCAAATGTCAACCATCAGCCCATAAAACCTGCAAGCATTTCTCCGAGTTGTTCGGCACAAATCCTCGCGCCCTCGTCCGCGCCTTCGCGCACAATATCGGCGCGATATTCGCGGGAAAGCTCCGTCGGGTAGACGTTCGGCGAGTATGAAAACCCGCCCATATTGATAACCACAGAGCCTCTGCCCGATTGAAATGCACCTTCCATATAATCGCGCTTGGCAACGTCTGCGCGTATGCGGACAAATTCGCCCATGATGTCGTGCGCGGTTACGTCCGCAACAAGCATTGCGCCGTCGGAACGGAAAACTCCGCGCTCACGCGCCCCGGCTTGCGCATTTTCGGTCATGGTTCGAATTGCATCGATTTGCCCAAAAACCCCGGATTCCCGAAGGTTTACGTCCGCCATGTATCGCGCCGCCGAAAACGCCATCCCCTCCCCCTCGGAAACGAGCCTCTCCTGCTCCATTATACGAAGATTTGCCATACGAGCCTCTACCATTCCCCAAATTCCCTGTGTTGCGTCGATAACGTGCGCTCGGTAGCCGCTTAAAGCATTTCCCTCCGCCATCCATTGCTCCGCTGCTTCCAAAACGGCGTTTGCTTGCCGTGCGCCCATGAGTTCGATTTGCGCTTGCGTAACGCGGTATACAGCATCTTCGACATCAACAAGCACCCCGTATTCATCCATAAGAAAGGACAAATAATGCGGCGAAAGGTTCATTACTTTATTGAAAATATCCAATTGCGACATATATTCGCCGGATGTGCCGGCAAGTGCGTGTGAAAGCGCGTCGTGTGCGCTTCGCAGGGATTCGGCGGCCGCGTAAGTGTCGCGGTATGAGCTAAGTATGTGCCGGTGTACGTCCTCGGTCACGGCGGCACGGTGTTCTTCGGCGCGAGCCTCACGCTCAATCAAATCAATCAGTCGTTGCCTTTCGCGCTCTATCGCATTTATCGCCGCGATTGCCTCCGAATGCATTTCATTATATGCAGACTCTGCCGCCCGCCCCAATTTGTTGTAATCTGAAATCAGCGCGTCAAGTTGCGCCGCCATTGCCTGATGCGCAGGGTCTAATCTGTCCCTGAGCATGTCGGCATACTCTGAAAATCCTCCGAGTATGCCCATAAGTGCTTCGTTCTCGCCGGCGGAAAGCTCTTCCCCGGACGCCATTCGCTCCATTTTTTCTCGTGCGATGTCGTAATCCGACGGGTCAAGAATAAAATTCAACAAATATTGCTCGCCGAATACAGTGTCATACAATGCCGCGCCAATCATCGGGATGATTGCCAAGCCGCCGGTCAACGATGCCGTGAGTGCCGCGCCGCCGCCCGCGAGCAAAGCGTTTGTTGTGTTCAAATCGCCCCGTCCGGTTATTGACTCCATAGCAGCCGCAGCGGCAACGTCTTCCATTGTTCGCGCCATATGCCTGTGCAGCTCAGAATTTTGTCTGAGAATTTCATTCTCTCGTTCGAATCTTCGTATGAGTTCGTCGCTTGCGCCGAGTCTTCCGAGTTCAATCATTAAATCTATATTTTCCTGCAACCCATATGACAAATCTTCCGACTTGTCGTGAAGCCTTTCTGCGCGCCCAATCAGAGCATCAAACGAAGGCAATGCCGTTTTATCAGATTCCAATGCCAACATTTTTACTGTATTAACAATCGCCATAACGGCAGTCGCAATCAGCGTTATCGGGCCGAGCATCGCGGTTAATTTCGCCGCTGTCGGAATTGTTGACTGCATACTCCTGTTGAGCTGCGTTACGGCCATTGTGCCGGATGCGACACTTTTGGGGATTACGCCAAGTGAGCCGAGTAATCGAGCCGCCGAACCCGCCATCTGGTTTATTCCGCGCGACGACGCACTCGCTTTATTGCCGACTCCTTCGATTGCTTCCCCTGTCGCCTCAATTGCCTTGATTTTTTCGTGCATTACTTCCGTCATTTCGGCAATGGATTCTTTCGTATATCCCATGGATTCGAGCATTTTATCGTTGTTTTGGACAATATCATCAAATGCAACCCCGAAGGAATCTTTGAAAGTGCCGGATTTTTCGGTTATGAGAGCCACATAATCATGCGTTTCATTTAAGGCCTCGGGGAAGCCGCCCATCGCCTCGATTGCTTTTAATGCGCTTTCTTTTATCGCGTCTAAAGTTTTGGACATTTGGTCGTCAAGTTGTATCGTGTTTTTTAATGCCGGCAAAACAGTCAACCTCCCTATTGCACGAAAAAACCACCCGAAGGGTGGCTAATTGGATGCTTGCAAATATTCTTTTAATCCCTGTTGAAGAATTTGCGAAAACGGCGCATTTGCCTTTTCCGCTTGGTGGTTGAGCCATGAAGGGATTGATAATGTTTTCTTTACTGCCCTTGTGTCGTTTGCTTTGCGGTACTCATCTGTGTCGGCCGCCACAAGATTTACGGTTTCGCCGACTTCGACCGTCAAACTTTCGGATGCGGGAGGAATTGTTATATTTTCATTTTCAGCATTCCAGAGCCACATCTCTATCGCGTCTTTTGCCATAAACAGCGCGTCCGCAACATTGTCGCCGTATGTGTGACAACCGGGCAAATCCGGCACGGTTACGCCTGTTTTGCCGTCGTCCGAATAAAGTATGGCAGGATATACATATTTCATGTTGAACACCTCTTCCTATTTGAGTCCTGCGTCTTTCAGCATTTTGTTCAGCGTTCCGGTGGGAATGTCGCCCGTGTGCCTGTGGATTGGAATTTGCACTCCGGGCTTATCGGGGTGAGTTGCCAATTCGTGCCGACTGCCTTGTGTGATTTTCCAACCGACAGCTTTAATCTTTCGCTTAAACTCTTTTGCGGTCATTCGCTCACCTCGCAAACACATTGTAACACGTAATAACACGTGCGTCAAAGTATATTATGTATAGCGAACACCTTCACGGTTCTTAAAGGCGTTCGCTTGTACAGGCGGATTTTACCGCCCTTCTTTATTGCGTTCTGCTTCCAATGCTTCGATTTTTTTACGCTGTTCTAAATCGTGCTTCAAATCAGAACTCAGCAGGGCGATTAACTCACCCTGCTTTTCCGGCGTGAGTGAAAACCACTCATCAAATGTACGGGCGTAATTACTTCGCCGAACCCATTGTCCGCCCCAAAAATACTCGGGGCAAGACAAGTCGCCGTTTTCTTTACGCCCGAAAATCAGTCCGACGCTGTGTCTGCGGCTTCGCTCATTGCGTCGTCGTGTTCTTTTTGTGTTTCAAGAGTGAAATCCAAAATTTCACTGAACAATTGCCCGATGCCGACGTGCGAAAGCGTACCTTCGACAAACTGCTCTGTGCTGTCGCATCCCAACTCGTTGAGGGTTTCGGGTTTCACGAGCTTAAATTCGAGAGCATATGTTGCCGCGATACAGAGATTTTCCCGTGCGGCCTCATCGCCGCGAACGATAACGCTTCCGTCGGATTCTCGCTTGAGCGTATTTGAAATTCTCATGCGGTCGATGTACGACATGGGAGCAATCGTAAGCTCCACGCCTTCGATGTTGACCTTTTTTTGCTGCTCGCGGCGTGGCGCATTTGCGCGAAAGCGTTTGATTAAATCTGTCATTTTACACTACCCCCTGTATTTCTTGAAATCCTTCAACAAGCGTGGTTTCGCGGGCGTGAATCGTAATGCTCGAATGCATCGTGCCTGTTCCGCTGCCGCTTGAAGTCGCATCGCTGAATCCGATTATGGTGCATTGTTCGTAAAGTGTAACCTCTTTTCCGATTGCGGGACTTTCAATGTCGCTGACTTCTTCTTTGAGAGAAAACCTCGGCAAGCGATTTCCCTTTTTTTGCTCAAACCAACGACGCTTCCAAATAGAGGCTTCCGCGCCTTTTTGAAATGTCAAAACAATTTGCGTACCGCTTGCAACCACTTTAACGTGCGACCGACCTGTTTGACCGCCGATATTGACTGTGCGGGTTGTCGTTTGTTCGGTCGGAGCGAATGAAAAATGCTCGCCCAAAACACGCGGAGGCGCGTCGGGGAAAATTTCTGTATACAGAGCCTCGCTTTCGCGAATGTCGTTGTCCTGAACCGTTAACGCGAACGGATTTTTCGTGTAATCTGCCATAACTCAGCCTCCTAAAATGAAATCCGCGTAATCATGTCGAGTGTATCAATCGTCATGGGAATATCGAACGGGATATAACTCGACCGCCACGCTTTAAACCCTGCCGATTCCACGCGGATTCGCGAAATATCGTTCCCGCGCAACATTCGTTGCGATTCGAATACTGCGGCAAGATTATAAAGCGCGATGCGGAAGTTTTCGCGTTCTTCCTCGGTGTCGTCCACGTCGCCTTGGTAATAGCGCAAAAACGTATGGTTGACCGCTTGCATCCACAAGTCGCGAACTCTGCCGGTTTTGCCGTCCGTCCATTGAATTGTTTTTTTGCGGCGTGTGCGAACAAAAGAGTTGATTTCGCGCACAATGTAAATGCCGCCGTCGTCGGCTTGATTCAAAATCATAAAGCCGGTGTTAATCGCCTCTTCGCGTTCTCGTGCGGTTCGGCGCGTTTTTTGACCGGGAAGGGGTTGCAAGTCCGTTACTCGCCGAAGGAACGATGCCGTCAAATCCGCATTGCCGGCCGCGCCCGCGCTTAATCCCGCCATATGCAGAACAACCTGCTCAGGTGTTAATAATTCGCCGTCGAATCGGTAGCGGTCGTTTACGTTGTAAACGCTTGAATTATCGGAACTTGCTCCCGAAGGACGGAATATAAATGATTTTCGTGCGCGTTGCGGCGGGTCGTTGTTGAGTTGGTCGAGCCATGCCTTGTGACTGTTTGTCGCGGTCGTATAATTGGAATCATCCGGGGCGATTGAAAACGCAATTACATCCCAGTGTTCGTATGCTGCCGCCGCCGCTTGGAATGCACTCTGACGCCCCGAATACTCGGGAACTGTTCCGCTTGTGCCGCCGGAAAGAGTAATTTGCCCGAGCGGTATCGGTATCATTATCGCGCCGTCTGCGTCGGGGTCATAACCGTCGGGCAGTGTGAACTTTACGGTTGACATTGCACCGTTTTGAAGTTCGTGCAACCCCTCGCATCGTTGCGTACTCAATATCGTGCCGTTGAAAAATTCGATGCATTCAAATGCATCACCGTGAGAAAGAATGCTCCAACTGATGCGATTGCCGGTGATTCCGTTTTTGTTCGCCTGAAATTCGACGACGGAATCGCCCTCCGCCATAACAGCACCGGATTTTGTTCCGCCGGTATTTTGCGGAAAAATAATGCCGAGTGCCGCTCCGTTACTTGCGCCGTCTGCCGTTCCGCCGCTCATCATTGCGTTCATGCCGATGTTTGCAGGAAATGAATCCGGCGTGGACGTCATACCCGTTTTTCGCAGCGCGTCCACCGGGTTTTCGAGCCATTCGCGGGCGTGGATTTCTTGCAACTCATCCTCGTTGTACCAGTCTTGCGGGAACATCGCGATAACGCGCCCGCGTGCAGGTATAAACGGCGTGATACTTTCAACGCTCTGTATATCGTGATATACAGCGGGTAAGCGTTGCGGGGGTGAAACTCTCGGGGTGTTCGCCATTTTGTCACCTTCCTTAATTCAGAGTAAAAAAATAACCGCTTTCGCGGCTCACTTCCTCGTATTTAATTACCGGGCAGTTAAATATCCCAATGCTGCACCCGCTAAAAGACCTCCGGCAAGAAACGGATTCTGAAATAACCATTTGTCGATACAATGGCAATTATAATCTTCGCCCGGGTTTGCAGTTTTACCGGATGACTGATTTACCACAGGCGGGTCGTTGTAGTAAAAAATACCGTCGGCAAGCAATGCGTGGTCGAAACGCGTTCCAGTTTTTGACGCAGAGGGGCGAATTTTCCACCTGTATTTTGAATTTCCCGCATCAAGGTTGAATTGCTTTGTACATGCGGCATAAACCGCTCCGATGTTCGTAAGCGCGAGTTGCGAAATGCTCGTTTGTACCTGCTGTGATTTCTCGACGGCGGAAGTAACTGTTTCAGTTATGCCTTTGGATTCGACTGTTAAAATTCTAACGATATCAGATATTTTTTCTTCGATGCGGCTCAAAATTTGTTCGCGTTGTTCACGCGCCCAGTCTTGCATTCGCATGGAAACCATGCCGTTGTAATAATCTCGGTTAATATCGAAACCCAACGTCTTTTTTACACTTTTTTCCCATTGTCGAATTGTGTGTCGAGTGAGTTGTGATGTAATGGTGTTTATTCGTCGTCCGAGATATACCGGAGGCGAATACTGCGGAGCATCGGGGGTCGGTTGCAGCGCATGTACAGCAACCACGGAAGCTATGATGTACGGCTCAATAAAGTTATTGAAGTCCTGCTGTAAATCCCGAGCAAGCCGTTTGTACTCTCGCTCGGCAGACAGCGGAAATTGAGGCTCGTACCGGCTCTCAATTTCTTCATGCCCATGAAAACAAGATTGCAGTTTGCGATAATTACACGAATTGACGTTGTAAAAGTTCATGGCCACCTCGTTCACTTCACTAAAAAACCGCCATTCAGGCGGTCGCAAGGCTTGCAATATCGAATATTTGTGCATCGTACGGGACTTGTTCTTCGTGGTCGTCTTTGGCAAGTAAATATGCAGTTATTGCCCCTTCGCCACACCAATTAGGGTAATCGTCAAACACATCCTCAACCTCATATACCTTGCCGGGTGTTAAGGCGCGACACTTGTAGTTTCCGGGACATTTGTCCGCATTAAACATCACTTTCATAAGCGCACCACCTTTCTCCTATCTCCATCGGCTTATTTTTTGCTCAACATACCCGACGCTCGGATTGTAAAACGAGTGAATTTCTGCCCGCTTGTTCACGCCGTTAATGCTTACGGTCATATCTTGCGTTTGCTTCGTCCATTTGTCTGCGTCGCCGCCATATTCGCATGAAAGTCTGTCTGCTTGCCGTACCGGCTTTTTTCCGGAAGTTCCCGCCATTGTATACTTATTGGTAACAGGTTCGTCGGCGACAACATCTAAGCGCATTCCCGACTCTGAATCATACACTTTCGAAATTTCTTTCGTCGGGGTGATGATTTTACCAAAGCCTTCTTCTGTCGTCAAGCTGTTTCGGGCTATATTTGTGATATTTTCGCCGTTATGCTTCCCATCAAGCCCTGACTTAATCTCTCCGTCGTCACTGATTAAAACCCGTGCGCCATTCATTGTGACCCACTGTTCGTCAAGGCGAACGACGTTAAAAAACCGCTCCAAATTCGGAGCGGATATGCCTAATTTATTGCACAATTTCAAAACCGTATTCACACAATCGCCCCCGCAAACATTCTATCCCGAATAGCCACATACTGCTTGCCGTACCAAGTCAAATACAGCTCGTCATCTGTAGCATTGGCTTGATTTATCGCAAACGCCGTACTTCCCCCATCCTCGGATATTTTGCTTACGGGAAAAATGTCGTCAGATTCGTCGTGTGCCGATTTTTTCATTTTCAAACGGTGTGCTGTCAACAGTGCCAATGCTTGCGAATACATACCTCTGAAATATTTAGGAGCAACGAGCGGCTCGGTCATTTGAATCCATATATTCACTTCCTCGTTCGGAATTTCGTGAAACTCAGTTGCGAGAATGCGAAAATATTTTGACGCCGGATGGGGTTCGGATTTACGTGATTTTATTTTTTTCATATTTCCGCACGCTCCTCCCTGATAATTTCTCAATCCAACGCAGCATTTCTGCCGCGCTGTGTTCAAAAATCATTCAACAGGCTTCAATGCATCACCGGTTTCGTCCTCGTTGTCTGCGTCGTCGTCGGGATTGTTTGCACAGTCGCCTTTTTCGCGAAGCTCCAAAACCATTTCACGCAAACGCGGCTCTTTCGCTTTATTGCTGAATGTAACGTTTGCGCCAACGAGTTCTTCGCGCAGTTCTTCAAGGTTCATTGATTCAACAGGCTTCAATGCATCACCGGTTTCGTCCTCGTTGTCTGCGTCAACGAGTGTAAGCCATCCGTTCGCAATGCATTTTTCAACATATTTGTGATTTTCGGAAAACGGGGGCTTCAGCGTCCCGATTCCGCCGATTTCCAAATGTACGTCACCGAATTGAATCGGGTATTTATAAGTGTTTTTTACTGTCATTTTGCACCTCTGATTAAATATTCGTAAGAATCCGCATCGAAAGCGGTTGCTTTATGAATGCACCACCGCTGCGGGCTTCGTTAAGAACTTGGAATCCGGTAAGGGTCGGAAACGGCGCACGCATGGTCGGCGGCATCGGCACTTCAACGGACATAAATTCTTTGTTGTATTGAAATAACACCGCAACGTCTGCACCCGAAGGATTCATTCCGCTGTCGCCCATAAGCTCCGGAGCCTGTACAATTCGCTTGATGTGGCGGTTGTTTTTCAAAATCCATTGGCCGGGCGACAAGTCAGTCGATTGCGTAAATCGAGCATCGAACAGGCGGTCGTATTGACCGGGCGGTAATGCCAACGTGTCGGGGCTGAAAATACCGCGACTTGTGCGATTCATCGCGCTTGCCTGCGCAGTAATTGCATCGTTCAACGCTTCGGGCGTGAGATTTGCCATTGTGTCCGCAAGCGGAGAACGGGTAACACCGTTATTGACGGAAAGTATCCCCAAAATATTGAACGCGGCATCGCCGACCCATGCCAAGCGGTTCAGCTGCTCCTCTATTCTGCGTTGACTCGCACGTGCTTTAAGCGTTTGCAACGGTCTGTTTGCGAATTGCGCAGCGCGAATATCACGGAAGCTGTATTGATAGAAATTTTCGACTTGTTTGATTCGTGCCGTAATCGGCTTCATCGTGAAATCAGCTTCCTCAATGTCATTCGCGTGGTTCGCTTGGATTTTTGCGCCGCCGATAAAGTCAACAACTTCGTATGTTGCTTCTTCAGCACCTTCGGGCGTCGTGCGGTCAACCGGAAAAATATCCATTGCCGTGAGGTCAGGGTATTTAACTTCGAGCACTTGCGCTTTTACAAACTCAAGGTCGCGCAAGAAGTGATAAATTGCCGTATTTGACTCCGCAGAATCAAGACGGACATCGCCGATTGAATCAATCCCTGCACGCTCAAGAGAGCCGCGAACCGCCGCAAGACGCATAGGGTCGGGTTTGAAGTTTTTTACAAAGGCTTCGTAGTCCATGGCTTAACCCCTCCTCATTTCTATCGGGGCAATGCCCTCGTCATTTTTCGCGCCGATAAACATTGCGCCTTGCAGTGTTACACCGCCATCTGTGGAAAACTTACCCGCATTCTCACCCGCGAACAAAATATGAACGCTGTCGCCGTATGCGGGGGTTGCGCTTTCAGGGACTTGCACAAAAACGTCACCGTGACGGCAAACGCCGATTACGGAACGGTCGCCGATATTGTAGCCGCCGCTCATATCGCTTTCACCGAGAAAGCTGTTCATAACAACGCCTTCGAAGTTTGCAATTGCGAATGTGGCTGTCGGAATAGCCACCGTTTCACCGGGAATCGCGCCGCGAATCGACGCACGCCCAAAAATGTCTGAAATTCCCAAAGCAGGTGCGGGCATTTCGATTGCCCTTGTATTTACGGGCGCAATTCCCGCGCTCCATGCGGTGACATGCGAGCCTGCCGAACCGCTTCGCATCATAGACCTTACTGTGGACTGTACCGGCATTATGATTCTCCTCCGTTCTTACGGTTATAGAACCGATTTTCGTAATTTTCCTGCACTGTTTTTGCCGTAGATGTCACAGGTTTTACGCCATCCGTACGCATCATTCCGTCGTACTGCCCGGAAATCGGCTTACGTGCGTTGATTTTCTCAACGGACAAGCGATACATGGTGTCAAGGTGCAGCCCGTCGAGGCGAACGTCTTTGTTCATGGCTTTGACGATTGCCGTTTTCGCGGCAGCCATATCCATGCCTTTTACGTCCAAACCGATTTTACTTGCGGCTTCACGAACGCTGAGCAATTCATCAAGCCTCGCATCCACGCTGTCGAGTCTTACGGATACTTCTTCACCGGGTTCACTCGCAACCCCTTCGTCAAATGCGGAAGTTTTTTCGGCAGCGTAATATTTTTCCGCCAATTTTTCGGCATACTCAACCACTTTGACAAAAGCCTCCTTGACCTTTTCCTTTTCGGGGTTTTCCGCAGCCTCATCAAGCTCTGTGTCTTTCCTGTCGGGCTTCTCTCCAACGATGTCCCCAAGGACATCAAGCAATTCGCAAACTGCCTTAACGTCCACTTCTTCGCCGCCCTCGGCATACTTTGCCTTCAAGGCTTCGATTTTGCCGTAAACGTCGCCGGCGTCATTTTTGACATCGGCCTCTTCGATTACTGTTGCGATTTTTTCAGTGTCCAATTTCTTATCCTCCTCGTCTAAATTTAAGCGGGCATTTTCGCCCGCTCTTGCCTCGCTGACTACTGCGAGGTTGTTGATTTTTATATTTGACTGAATACAGTCGTATTGCTCACCGTTATAAGTGCCGCTTTCGCGGATTAAATCTCGGGTGTACGCAAGAGAGAGTTCGCGCAAATGCGGATTGTTCTTCAATGCTTCTACGTCTTTTATTAACAGTTTGCCGCGGACATTCTCACCGTCGCGTTGTGCGGAAATAATATTGCCAATTGTGAAATCACGAAAATTCTCGCTGTCTACCAGTCCCGCCTTGTCGGTGACGTGGGTTAAGATAATGTCCTTCCCCTCATAACTTTCAAGACTTTCGGCGGCAAAAACATGCTCGGGCAATCGCACCTCACGGATTACCGTTCCGTCATCCTCGTGGTAAGTGAAAACCCCGCACCGCGTTAAAATACACTCGTCGCGTGCGAAGCCTTCGGTCGTGATTACGCTGTCGAATTTCACACTGTCGGTTCTTACTCCCAAAACATCACCCGCTTTCGATAAATTGCATTGATTTTTGAAACGGCTCGAACACTACCCGCCCAATTGTGCTGCCCTGCGCGATTTTATCCGGCGACAGCCACATAATTTTTGTCATTTCGTTCGACTCCGAAGGCTTGCCGCTGTACTTGGTGCAACTGAAAACATATGAATAGTGTCCGCTTGTGGGATATTTCCCCAAGTAATTTAAATTTTCAGGTGTTATGCCAAATTCTTCTTGCGTTTCGCGGATTGCGGCTTGCCTCGGGGTTTCGCCCGGTTCAATCCAACCGCCCGCGCCTCCGATTTTTCCGTTGTCTTTGCGGATTCCGCACAGGACGGTTTTGCCGTTTGTGCTTATGATTATTACGCCCACACCACTGGGTTCTTTGAGGCGGTTGAGGTAAGGCGTTGAGATTCCGCAATCCTCCCGCATCAGCTTTTGCAAATTCGGCATCCCGTCGGTCACTCTTTCGTTATCAAGCAAATCCTCAATTGAATACTCGCTGTCTTCGGCAAGTCCCTTTCGGATTTCCTGCCCGTCCAACGCGCCCATGTCACAGTATTTTTCAGCTGTATCTGCTTTGATTTTTGCAGTATCGGCGTTAGTTTTATCGAGGTTCGCCTGCTCCAACGCGCTTAATACTTTCAGCGGATTAAACTTGAAATCAATCTCCGGAGCTTCGTGCAATTTTCCCGAAAAAATACCCTCGCGGATTATTAAGTCCACAAGGGTAAGAATCGGATTTTTCAGATGTTGTGCCTGAAACGCTTCGACTTCGCTGTGCCAATTTTCGGTATCGCTTTCCCCGGTGGCTTGCATACCGCCGGGGGAACTTCCGAAGAGTTTTGTCTGCGGGATTTTCCACACCGCCGCCAAATCGGACTGCGCGGCGCGTATTGCTTCCTGCACACCGCTGAAAGATGCATTTGCGTAGGTGAAATCCTCTGTGTCATTGTCAATTGCAACAACGCGGTCAAACCGCAGTAGCCGAGAAAGCATTCTCACCGCCCGACGTAAAACTCCCTCACGGTCGGCAGACAGCACTTTTTTCAAGCTCGTTTTATAAATAGGTATGCTCGAACGCTCTACCATTTTCGGTGTTGCATTTTGCGCAATAAGATAATTTTTCAGCGGTCTTTGCACGCGGTACATTTCGGGGATTCCCCAGAAGCGATATTGCTGATACACAGATTGCGAAACGATTTTTCCGTTCGTGAAAATCAAGCATCGCGAGTAATGCACTTTGAAATTACCGCCTGTTTCGATAGTAATATCGTAGTGTTTCGGCTTTCCTGTACGGCTCGGGTTTTCGGGGTCAAATCGGTATGCAGCGGAATAGTCGGGGATTGCCTGTGTGCGGTCGTACATGCGCAAATCGACGATTTTGTGGGCATTTTGAATATCAAGCGGCTCTTCAAGGCTTCTCCCATCGTCAACAAACATCACAACAACTGCACCGCCGAAAAGCCTTGAGCTTTTTCCTGCTTCAGTCAAGACATTGTCTGCTTCGAGTTTTTCAAGCCGTGTCGTGATAAATATTTTTATTTTATCGTCGGCAATTCCTAAATCGTATCCATGGCGCAAGGCATCGTCAGGCAGAGCATCTATTCCGCGTGAAAAAATGCCGTTGGTTTCATATTCGACGGCGAGGGTCATATCGTCTATAACCATCGGTATTGTTGATGCTTGAACTTCATACTCCAACGAAATCACCTCGCCCACGAGAATGCGTTATTTGATTCGATACAATATGCCAACGCGACTGCATCACCTTTATCCGGTGAAGGTATGCCGCGCTTTTTCATATCTTTTTTACTTTCGAGGACAATTTTGCCCTTGCTGTTCAAGGAATATTTCCGCGTGGATAACTGCGCGATAAGTTCCGTATCGTTCGGAAAAGCTGACTCTCCCTTTTGCAGGCCGTCGCGGAGCTTCGCCCACAGCCACGTACCCATGTTTACGTAATTTTCCCCTGCACCTTTGTCGTCAACTGCTCCGCCGAAGTTTATGGCGTTGATTACCATGCGGCGCAAATTTTCCTCGCGCTTAACTTCTTCGAGCCGGTCGGTAACGCCGCCGCCGAGTCCTGTGTCGTCAATATTTACAACGATTTTTCCGGTGTAATCGGGTCGCGCCGCCAATGTACTGCGGTACAGGCGGACGACATCGCCCACGGTGCGCATGAGGTCTTGCCCGTGTCGCACAATCGGAATGGAAATGGCGTTCCCCTCTTTGACGGCGATAATCGTTTTATCGTCGCCGTAGCGAGCAACGTCCACGCCGAAGGTGATGCTTCCGGCGGTGTCACGCTCGACATTTACGGCGCGTTCCGCCATTTGCAAGGGAATGAAAGAATCCTCATCGGCGACGGGAAACTCCCCGAAAACACGAACGCGCACGACGTTTGATTCTTCGCCGTACTTGGCGATAAGGAAGTCGATATTTTCTTTATTTGTACGCGGACTGTCCAAAGATGACACTTTATGGCAACGATACCGCGCACGGTCGGCGTGAAAACTGTTATAAAAAGTGCCGGAGGTTTTTGTCGGGTTGCCGAACATAGCGAGTTTGTTGTTTTCGCCGGAGAGTGTACCTTGGATTGCTTCCATGATTGCATCCGCAACGCCGGAGGCCTCGTCAACGATGAACAGCATGTAATCCTCGTGAAAACCCTGCATATTTTCCGGCTTGGTTGCGGTACGCGCTACAGCAAACCATCGCTCCTCTTGGGTGACAACACTTACCCGCGTTTTTGTCCATTTTAATATGCGTTTAAGCAGAGGACTTTTGGATTGCCATTTCGATACCTCTGCCCAAAGCACGTCGCGGAGTTGTTGGAGGGTCGGCGCGGTTGCTACTACGCGAGAATTTTTAAAACATGCGAGAAACCACAGTAACACCACGGCTTCAACGCTTGTTTTTCCGACGCCCTGCCCGGAGCGAACACTAACGCGGGGGTGGGCGGCAATATCACGAAGCACATTCTTTTGCCACTCGTCCGGTTGGAAATTACAGACCTCTTGCGCGAACAACACCGGGTCGGTGCGCCATATGCGACGCTTCGCACTGAACTTTTCACGCCTCGTCATCGTCGAAGCCTCCCATCCAGTCGTCCGCAATCGCGGTATCTGCGGAGGCAGACTTCATTCTGTGAAGCTCGGACAATCCTTTGCGTACGCCTGTGATTACGCGGGTTAACGAGTTTTCAAGTCGGTCTGCGCGATTGACTGCGGCATCGGCGGTTGTTTGAGTTCCGATAGGTGTTCTTCCGACGGTCGCCCCTTGCACTTTCACCACGTTGTCGATTACCATGCCGCCGGGGGCGTTTTCAGCCGCCATGACGCGCTTATTCATTCGACGAATCCGAACGCGCTCAAAGAGGAGACTGTTCTCCAGTTCCGCCACAACATCTAACGGAGCGGAAAGCAGTTCGCGCTCCTCATCCGTGAGGTTGCCGTACAGAATGGTTTCATATTCCCCGGTACGGACGGCATTCTTGTTTCCCGTCGGTGCGCCTCCGTCATTACCCACAGCGTTTTTATTGCCGGGCCGCGCTTGTGGATGGCGTGTTGTTTCCGGATTTTCACCATCCGGGCGCGAGCGCGGTGGATGGGGCGTCTTTTTCTTCGGAGAATTATTTGTAGGCTTTTTTGCGGCGTCGTTTGGTGTACACCTTTCGGCGGTTTGGTGTACACTTTTCGGCGAATGGTGTACACCTTTGTTTTTTTTAAGTTTATCGAGCCAATCGTCCTCGTGCTTCCACTTGGCAATAAATCGCTCGTCTTTTCCTATCTGCTCGGCAATACGGCGATTTTCAATTTTGCCGTTATGTTTTTCAAAAATGACATATGCTTCATCCCTTTCGGGGCTTCGTGGTCTTGGCATAACCCTCACCACCTTTGATGTGCTGCACGAAAAAAGCCCCGAGGGGCAATTCACGATTTCGTCTTGGTTTTTAATGTTCTCTGAAAATAAAAAACCCGCGAACCGACTCGGTCACGGGCTGAATATTATTTATAGCTACAGATGCTTCTGCTTTTACATACCCTGCAAGGACGAACTCAAAATAAATCCGAATGCGTACCTGTTCGTTGCAAAGTGAGTATAAGTACATTGGCTTCGATTTTATAAATCAAGAGCCAATCGGGTGTTATATGGCACTCGCGATAACCTTTCCAATTGCCCTTTAGCGCGTGGTCTTTGTATTTTGGAGATAAAGGCTTTCCATCCGCAAGCTCATTAACAACCTCATTGAGTGCCGAAACGTCATAGCCGCGTCTTCTTATGATTTTTAATTCACGCTTAAACTGATTGGATTGCTCGACCTTATACAGCGACTTTTGCATTGTTCTCAGCCTCAATTTCTGCATCAACTTCTGCCAGAAGTTCGGCAAAAGAACTGTACCTCGGCACATGTTCACCGGTTTCTATTTTTTTAATCATTTCTTCTGTTTCCTCAATAGCCGCAATGGTTTCGGCGTTAGGCACTCCATGCACATAGCCATAATCGCAAACATAACTGTTTTCGTCTATGTTCCGCTCAGGTATTTGCATCAAAACATTAAGTGCAAATTTTTGCTCTTTTTCGGAAAATCCTTGAAGCAAGTCAAGTGCTTGTCGGATAGTAGCGGTCATAAGGTCGCCTCCTCACTGCGGCTATTTTACTAACTTTTTAGTATGCAGTCAATTGCCGTGAGGCAAGCCGCCGAGCGGAAAACCTCCGAAATCTCCGAAGAGAGAGCCGAGGGTAATCCTACATATCAGCGTAATGGATTTTTTCCCCGTTGCGCAGAAGAAAAACGCCGTCGTCGTTACCGACAAGTTCAATAAATCGCCGGACAATAACATCACAATATTTTGGGTCGAGTTCCATCAGGCGGGATTCGCGTTTGAGTTGCTCGGAGCTGTAAAATTTGCTCATCGCTGTGGGTACGGGCGTTTCGCGCATAGGGAATCAGTTTTTCGATGGATACTCGTTCCAGACGTTCCGTAGTGCTTACGTTCCTATCTGTCATAACATACTCCTTTTAAGGAAGAAAGGCAGCGCAGTGGTAGGGTCTGCGCCGCCTTCGAGAGGAAATATAAAACCCGCAACTATAAAGGCGCGGGTTATGGGGGTCAGTTCGTTAATTTTTCACCCTGCCACTTTAACACCTGCATAGTGACATGTAAATGACACGTTTGTGACATGGCTATTTTGCCAAGCGAGAAAGCCCGTCAATGCCGAATATCAGGGCGGTCAGCCGCTCAGCTGCCGCGTTGACATCTCGGAAAATGGTTCGTCTGTCGGTGTGTTCTTCTTCTGCAAGTTCGTCGGCGGTTTTCGGTTCGGGGTCAAGGTAGAGCCAATACACTACTCGATACCGCCGGGAATCCTCCGGGCGAGAAGAGCGGTCGCAGTAGTTTTTGTACAAATCAATCATCGTGTCGATATGGTCAATAATAATGCGAGTGCGCTCCGCGCTTCGGCGGATGCTTTCAATTTTTAAACCGTCGCTCGCGCTGCCGCTTAAAAATTCGAGCATATCCACCAAGCCGTAATCTTCATCGTCGTGGTCGGAGGAGCAGACCGCGCTCTCGCCGTGGTCTGTTAATGCGCGATAATTTTTCAGCAATAACTTTGTATTTGCCAGTCGCTTATCGTAACGAGCTTTTACGGATTCTTCTTCGGTTTTTTTGTACTTGTCGATAGCGAAGTTTGATATAACTTCCATCATTTCGTCGGTTAATTTGAATCCTGTTGCTTTTTTTGCTTTAGACATGACAAATCCCTCCCGAAATCCCACTTGCATTTTGTGGTAGGTTTGGTAAAATAACGGTGTCGAGGCGTTACTTTGCCATCTTCTTTCGGGAGGGTGGTTTTTTATTTTTTGTGATAACATGCTTTACATTTATTTCTGATTCCACAGGGGACGCGCTTATCTTTATAAAAGTCACTTTTGGGTTTGTATTGCCCGCAACGTGTACAGCGGTATTTATTGCCCTTGTGCGGCTTGCGCGTGTCTGTGAAATAATCGGGAACGCCGCGTTTTTCGTTTAAATGTTTTTCTTCCTCGTAATCTGCGCCATCCGCTTCTTCCAAGTAGCTTGCTTCTTCGCCGATGCAAAGCATCTGCTCACCCCATTTCCGTGTTGAAAATTATCGGCTTCACAGCGCGAATACAAACCTCACCTTTCGCAACATCCCCTTGAATAACGTATCATCCTCAACAGCAAGGCATTCGGAACACCTCATATAAACCTTTTGCAACGCACCGTCGGGCATCTCCTTTACTGCAAACGCGAGCTTACACCGAAACCACTGTTTGCAAATGCCGTTCGATTTATCCAAATGAGCGCACTTTTCTCCGCACTCCAAGCACATCACGATTTGCGCCTGTATTTTGCAAATACGTCCGATACGTCGGGTTTGGAGGACTTTGCCGGAGCAGGTACAGGCTTCTGCGCAGACGCAAGGAAGTTTACACCGTCGCTTAACTTGACCTCATTTGTCGCATTTAAACTCTTGATTAGGTGTAAAGTCCCAGATTGAGGTGGCACGGTTCATCTAAAAAAACGTCGGGATTATCGCCCCAAGATTTGACAATGAATTGATAAGGTGTCATCCCCTTCAAAGTTTTTAGTCGTT